ATTATAATAAATTTCTCCAGCTTCAGTTCCTTCTTGCCATTTCCCAAGATTAACCCCATTAAAAGAAATAGAATCAGAGTCTCTGCCGGAAAATGAAAATCCTTCGCTATTTGTATAAGTTAAAGAAACCTCATCTCCAGTTCCCCATGTAATTCCAGCATCAACCAAAGTTTCCGAACCAGTATTCGCAGCGATTTCAACATTATGATCTTCAACTTTTAATGTTTCCGTATTAACAATAACTTGCGTTCCTTCAACCCTCAAGTTTCCAGAAACAATAAGATCATTCTCAACACTAAGATTTCCTCCGTCTTTTAACTCGATACCGTTTCCTGCGTCATCTTCTATTCTAATTCCGCCAGAATCTTTCGCGGAAATCTTTTGAGACTTTAATCCATAATTATCATCAATTTCAATATTTTTACTTGATACCCATGCATCGTTTAAATTATTATATTTTATATATTCTTCGCCAGCATTTGTTTGAAGATATAATCCAGCATCAAATCCTGCATCTGTGCCGTTATAGTTTAAATTGATTGTTTTACCTGAAATTCTAAAGTCAGAGACGTCAAACTTTCCAGTTTCTCCCGCTACAGTTAAACTGCCATTCAATAAAGTGTTTCCAATTACATGTAATTTTGAGCTGGGATTCTCTGTGCCAACTCCGATGTTTCCTGCGGTATAATAAATTTCTCCAACTTCAGCTCCTTCTTGCCATTTGCCAAGATCAGATGCAGATCCAGTTAATACCGAATTACCCTGAACATACAAACCCTCGGAAAAGTTACCGCTACCAACAACATCCAAATCATAAAGTGGAGATGTTTGATTGATACCCACTTGACCACCGTCTTTAATAAAAATTCCATTTCCCGCATCATCTCCGACAACTAATCCACCAACATCTCTAGCTCTCAATTGGTCAGCTTGAAATTGCATATTATCAGCAAGCCTAACATGCTCACTAAATTCCCATGCGTCTGTAGCATTACTCCAGGTAATTGTTTTGTCTGTCGTGCCTTTAAGAGTAATTCCTCCTCCATCTGCAGTAATATTAGTTGGACTATCTACGCTTCCAAGTTCAATATTTTTGTCGTCTACAGTAATTTCGTTACTGTTAATCGTGGTTAAAGTTCCATCTACGCTTAGGTTTCCTCCCACTTTAACGTCACCAGTGACATGTAAGCTCGCTTCAGGAGCAGTTGTTCCAACGCCTAATTTGCCGCCGCTAATTCCAATTATTGCTTCTGTTTCTTCTATAAAAGAACCATCTCCGCTTTTGATTAAATATACTTGATTTTGTGCCATGATTTATTAAAGGTTTTATTTTACGACGACTTTTCTCATGTATATTCTATACACGATCATCGCTCTAACTAGAAACAAAATAGCGAATGAATATTTTTTTGAGTTCAAAAGGGTAGGCCATAAAATGTAATATAAATGTATCTTCGTTCAATAATCTTGGATCTGTATTAAATTCATTCATTTTAAATATTTTTCGATTAAATCCAAATCCATCTGATTTTTTTAATACGTCGCACAATATTTCTTGATCTCCTCCACTTGCATATAATGAGGATTTATTGCCATTAAAGTTCATCCATTTTTTTATTATATTCTTTGTATAATTATGATTTCTAAAAATAACAATTCCACTATTAAGCATAGAATTATTGCCGATATCTTCACATGCTATAATTTTTTTGGTTGATGAGCATTTAGATAAAATATCTTCAAATCGTTTTTCGGGATTAAATATAACCGTATCAGAATCCATCCATATAATATCTTCGTGATCATCAAAGTGATTTAGTATTGCGCGCGCTTTTGACCAATTTGCATGTGCATTTGCGTCAAGCTTCTCGCGATATACATAAAAAGTATAACCTTGTTTTTCGCAATAATCTTTAATACTCCTCTCGGAATACTTTGCGTAATCTGCGATTTCTGGAGTATATAAACTTACTATCGCGATTTTCTTTCCAGGATTATAAACGCTAAATTTTTCATCACTCGAATCAACTTCTTTCATTTCGCAGCAGAGATATTTAAATATATCATAATCTTTAAAATTCTGCCATTGATCTTTAAGTTGAATAAATTGTTGTTGTTTTGTTTTTAGGTTATTATCAGGCTTATTCGGTTCGTCGATTATGTTTTTAATTTTTACAGTAATATTACTTTTATATTCCTTCCACCAATCGCGCAGTTTACTCGAGTAATCTTCCTGCCAATTAACCTGCTTACTTAGATACTCTATGTCTGCCGCCGCCTTCTTCCAATCGGATACCTGAATGAATGGATGGTTTTCTCCAAGCAAATCGCTCCAATAATCGTCCTTAACCACAACAGGTATTGATCCAGCTTCTATCGCTTCGTATAATCTAAAAGTATCAACACTACTGTTCCCGCGGGGACACGGAGTAAAAATAGATTGCTCTAATATTTTTTTATAATCCTTAGTGCTTAATGAATCATCTGACTGCCAAGCAGAATTTACATTGCAATAATATTCACCGCTAGTTTTCTTGAGAGCATTAATCATTTCGGCTCTCTCGCCTTGGGCATGAACCTGCCCCATAAAACACCAGATGTATTTTTTATTCACCGCAAAATCCCTTTTTGTACCCCAAAGGAATGAAAGTTACATTATCTGCGACCGCATCCTTTCTATAATATTGTCGAAATACATGTTTAAAGTTTTTATAATGACCTATTTCTGCGTGGCAATGTTCATCACTAAGATGAATCAAGATACAATTATTACATTTATCAAAATACTCTTGAAACTGCTTTTGCCTATCGCTTAAAAAATTCCTATGCTTTTCGGGGTACGCGTTTAAATTTTTTGAAAATATATCGCTATATACAACAATACTACCATCTTGCACAGTTTGCATTTTCGGATCAAATATTTTATCATACTCAACTCCACCAAACAACTCATCAATAAAATCCTCCTCAAATAAATCATCAGATAATATAATCATTTTTCTCTTCTTTTCAGCGTGAACAGCCGAATTCTCTCTCCATGCGCAAGTCCAATATGTAACAGCATAAGCCTCAGGGAAACATTTTTCTGGACTCGTATCCCACTCCTCTCTTATTGAATTCTTGGCGGCAGAACCATCTGTATCCCAACTAATAGGATAAAATATTTCAGGCTCCAGAATCTTCATGTTCTTAGGTTCAAGTCTTTCAAGGCACCTCAATAAAAACACTGGGCCTGTAGCAACTTCTGGAGACGTGTGATTACCATATGCATCATATTTATATTCATGTAGTAAACCTACGCAATCAAGCCAAAATTTTTCTCCTGGCGCAGAATATTTAAATGCATTAGGTATGACATTTTTATCCATATCATCAACACTCTTATTCATATTTTGTTTTCCTAGAACCATGCTTTCCCCATAAAATAATTCATCCAACGGCTTTAGGCATCTAAAATCTAAATCAACATATATACCTCCATACTTGTGCATATAAAAAAATCTAGCAATATCAGCTTTATCAACACCCTTTTCGTATGAATTATACAAATCGAGATATTGAGGATAATGATTCTTGACCAGATTCAAGTTATCTTCGTCAGTCCAAAGTCTATAATCCCATTCTGGATTTTTCTGTTGCCAAGAATCAACCCAATGCTTTTTATAAATATGATATGGAATATTTTTATCCTTCCAGCTTTGGTGAATGATTTTTGTTATTCCATTATCGGCAAATCTTGCTTGATCATTTCTTATGTCTGATTTTTCATCTACTTCGATATTACCTCCTTCTTCATGAAGTTGATATGTCATTAATGGATTTAAGTGATATACAGAAGTTGGCGCGGAAAACAATTTATTCTGATCAAAAAAGCGAAGCATAAAAAAATCTAAAGGCCTCTCCATTCCGAATTGTTGAATATACTGACACATAAGACTTGCAGCATTCTTACTAACAATATAAGAGCATGTAGTCATATGCCAAAAATGATCATCCTCAGAAAAGAAGTTATTGTTTTTTATATTGTTAAAGTAATCATTGTGAGGCTTTAAAACTTCATGGTATTGAGGTTTATTCCACGGCTGACATCCCCCAAGATATATTAAATTATAATCCTCAGGAATATGCTTGCTAAAAACTTGATTCCAGAATTTAACAAATCCTTTTTCAAAAACAACATCATCTTCTAATACTAAATAATTTTGAGCATTTTTATCTTCTATTAATTTCTTCCATAATCTATAGTGACTTAGTGCACAACATATTTCAGACTTACTTCTAGAACTCCATGTTTTTGGAAATAGAGTTTTTATTTCATCATTTACTTCTATAGTTTTACCGTCAGCGGCGGAAAACCTTTGAGTAAAAAAACCTGTATTTTTATATATATGGTGCAACCGATCTAACCTTCTATCAAGATTTATGACATAACTTTTGTCTATTTTATTCAGATCTGTATTCATGTGCTGATCATTTTCAATTCCTATAAAGTCAGATACCTGATTATTAGCGCGATGAAGACAAAATAAAAAATTATGCAATTTACCAAGATTTAATTTATACCGCTCGACATGTTGCTTTAAGTATTTTTCTGCGTGATAGTATTCTGGATTTTTTTTAATAGCAGAATACCTTGAACAATAAATAGCGAGAGCAAGAATATTTTTCGCGACAGCAAATCTATCATTCAAGCCGCCAAATTGACCGTAATCTATTTTAGGAAATACATCGTAATACGGAGTCAATAAATCCACATCCTCATTTAAACAATTAATATCAAACGAATGAGTGTGAAACAAATCGCATCGCGATAAAATAAAAACATCATATTCAGAAGCAATGTGCTTAAAATTATTCCAAAAATACTCTAATCCATACAATTGTTTAAGAGAATTTTTTGTTGAAATCTTAGAGTTTTCACCCCAGGCTTCGCCGAAATTAATTAATTGATCTGTAAGCGAATCAATACTTTCTTTATTATCCCTAGACTCATTGTCATAAAAAATTCTTTTGAAATCAAAATACTTTTCAATGCTTCTGTAATTTATATTTACATTATTACCTTCAGAGTTTTCCTGTCTAGGGCTAGTATATCTTTCGCACTCACTAGTGGTTAAAAAATAATCAACATCATGACCCTTTAACTTACTACCTACATTTTGCTCAAATGCCTCATACTGTTTCTCATCAAAATTTTTAACTTGTCCAAAAAATATATAAGCTACTTTACTCATGTTTCAGCAATTCAATATAACCTTTAATATTATCTTCGGAGTGCGGACTAAAGTTTTTCAAAAATTCTTCAGCATCTTTCTTGTAGGCATTAATTGTAGAACTGTGATTTTGTATTGCATTTTTTAATTGCTTGGCTCCCATCTCAACATCGAATTCCGGATAATAATATCCAACATTTTCTAACCTCGGAGAGTTGTGAACTAATGGCAACCCTAGATACAGTACCTCGAAATGAGAGTAATTCAATTCGTTATAAAACTGGTGACTAACTACTGTGCTACCAAACTTACTTAAAGCATCCAATGAACCCCATCTATTATTAAAAAAACATTTTTCTGTATTCTGAACTATTTCAAATTTATTCATTAGTTTCTGAAAGAAAACATTATCTCTAATTTTATTGCACCCAAAAGCATTTACATTACCAAGTTCTTCTGGAAAAATCTTATTAAATCTTTCGCAAATAGCTAAAGGTATAATGCAATTCTTTAAATGAGATATATTTGGCTCGAATATACAAACATTACTAACTTCTTTTTGCTTAAAATCAGGGCTTAAATCTCTATCTTTAAGTTCTTTTATTTTTTGATCCACAAAGAAATTGTCCCATATATAAGGGGCGACAAATACATTTTCTGTATCATAATATGTTTTGATATATTCTTTTGAAAATGCGTGGTGAGGAGATATCCAAACCTGATCTAATCTATCTGGTTTCTGAAGAGGTTGTTTGCCACTTTTAATATTGCAAATACCATAATGAATATCATCCATAAGCTTATTACCAAAATGAACTAGTATAATTTTTAAGTTAGGATTCCTTTTCTTTAATTCGTCATACATTTCTGGAAGCAAATCAAAGCCAGCTACGATCACTACATCAAAAACTTCATTTTTATCTTTCAGCATATCATCCAGCAGCATCCCCTTATGATCTTTTTGAAGTTCGTGAGACGGAGGCTTAAACGTTACATAATAACAATCGTTTCCTGCTTTACTAAGCAGGCTATACAGAAAAACTATATTCTGCTGCATTCCATTAGCCCAAAAGGCTACAGACATATCTAAAGTTATAGCAATTTTCATACAAATAATTTTTTATACCTTTCTATTACAAGTTTATTTTTTGGAGAGTATCTGTGCAAAACTTCTTGCGCAGATTTTTTATATTGTTCTAAATTTTTATCGTGAAACGTTAACGCTTCATGCAAAGCCTTTGCCCCTAGTTGGGTTTCATAATCTGGGTAATAATAGCCTGCGCTCTTTATATACTCGGAATTATGTACGAGTGGTATGTTAAAATATAAAGCTTCGAGATATGTATAATTTAACGCATTAAGTAATTGATGAGAAACAATCACATTACATTCTTTTGCGAAAATCAAACTTATCTTTTTCCTATCAGCGAATGTTATTTTACCTTTTTTAGTTATATCTAAATTCCACATTAACGAACGAAAATACTTTTTATCTCTTATAGACCCAGAGCAATAGACGGTTACATCTTCAAATAAATTTTCATGTTCATTCATTAACTCTTCGACGATAAAAATAGAAGGAATACAATTTTTTGTCATATTTAAGTTAGGCTCTACTATTCCAATACGTTTTTCTTGCTCTGGATTATATTCACAACCAAAACCGGCCTGCTTAAAAATTTCCGCATGAATCTTAATATATTTATCATCCCAAATATAAGGTAATTCAAAAACTTTTTGAGTTTTGTAATACGTTTTAAAATATGCAAACGAAAATTCATAATGAGGAGAGACCCACACTTCGTCAACTTTATAATTATCAATACATACATTGTCCCACTTGGATTGCTCTATATCTGCCAGCAACCTATTTCCATAATGGACATGTATATTCTTGCAATTTGAATTTTTAGCTTTAAGTAAATCTATATCCTCTTTGGAAACAACCCATCCTGTCTGAAGAATATAATCCACTTTATCAAGATCCCACATCTCCTTTCTTTCCATAATGGGTATACCTGCTGGAGGGTCAACGCACTTATCTATATTATGATTTAATACAATAATAGGGTTATGCCCAATATCCTTTATTAATTCTGCTAGAAATACAATGTTTTGCTGTAAACCATTACAAAAAAGACCTTTATCAAAACTCGCGGTTAATACAATATTCATGTCCCACAATTTACACGGTAAATTAGTCTCGGTGTATAGAAATATCTAAAAAATTCCCAGTTTCTAACATTTGGTCAGAAAATGATATATTAAATCCTGTTGTTGACACATTATAAGTGTTGTATGCGTAAAAGAATTCTGATTGTTCGTCCAATCTCAAGGAGACTAAAACCTGAGGAGGAGTATTATAACTTGTAGCATCTCCTATGCTAGAATAATCATAAGATAAAGTGTCAACTCCCGTAGGAATATTTAAAGAAGTAGAAAAAGTTCGCTGGGCATCAATAGCATCATTTAAAGTTTCTCCAAGCTTTCTAATTTTAACCCAATCTTCAGAATTATTTTCTCCGGTTTTTTCGTATATAAAATTTGTGTCAGAATCAATATAATGAGAGCCCACAATACCAGCCGCCTTTAAACTTCCAGAAGGTGGCCCTACATCTGTAATTAAGGGCTTTCTTATGCCCAAGTTGGCATTTACGAAAGTTTCAAACGCGCCCATTTCTTAGTTCCTCCTATTACTATGAAATAAAATCGCAGCAGAATATAAATCTAAATTGTGCTTTAGAGATAATTCTTGAATTTGTGAATTGACATCAAGCGATTCTATTTCATTTGGATTAGTAATACAACTTTGTAATTGATTTTCCCAACTATCTTCCAAAGAAGCGAGGATAACGGATTCACAAAGTTCGTCTATCATTGTTTTTTCGGTTTTCTTAAGGCTTTTCTTGTTTAACTTTTTTCGCATAATCTTATAGCCTTGATTCCTCAATTCTTCTGTGGCATATATAATGCCTTGAAGATCTTGTCTCGAGTATAATTCCTCTGCCGAAGAATTATCCTGAGGAATACCTGAAGTTCCAACGGGCCTGCCTACTTCTTGTGTAGTTTTAGGATCTGAAGAATCGTTGCCGATTTCTGGCTCAATCATGGGAACTCCGCCAACAATTGGATTATACATACCCTCTTTTCTTTGCTTTATATATTGTTCTTGCGCAGCTTGCATATCTCTAGGTTTAGGATAAGAGCCTTTCTCTAAAACATCCATACCCTGCTCTGGAGTAATGATTCCTAGCTCCATTAATCTAGTAGCAACTCTTTGAAGTTGAACTTCATCTTTAATATCAGTCTGCTCAAATTTTACAGTTGGATATTTCCTGAACCCTAAATTTTGACAAATCATTTTAACTTGAGGTTGTAAGAAATCGTAGACGAACGCATTTCTAGATTCTTCTAGTCTTTCTAAAAATATTTTTGCTTTTACTTGAGTATTACTGTACCTTTCATCTCCAATAATTACATTCTGCAATCCCTCTTTAATATCGTTATTGATAACTTCGTATTTTGATGGACCAACAACTTTACCAATATCAGGAATAACAAACTGAGCTTTAGTAGTATAATCACTGACAAGAACCCTGCCAACGCTTTCATTCTTGAATAGGTTCTGCATTGCCTCCATGTTCCTGGGGTTGATCCCACCTTTATCAGGTTCAGCTCCCATTGTTATTAACAATATTACATTTTCAATAGTTCTGCAAATTGCTTGATCGATTTGTTTTAATTCTAATTTAAAATTTATATCATCTAATACCGGATATCCAAAAGGAATTGCGAAAGGTTCATAGTCTTGTTTTTTATAAAAAGAATATACAAGATTGCCGGGATCAAGTTTTATTCTTATTCCGTCACTGTTATACTTTCCAGTCCTAATCTTTTCTTTGGTATCATCGCTTAATGCCTCGTAGACCTGTTGATCATACTCGGTTTTCGGATTCTTTAATCTCTCGATATCGTATTCAGACAATATCTTTTCATATAATCCTGTCTCAAAAGAAGATCCTTTTGTCGCAACAATATCATACGGATTAAGCAAAATATATTTAACAGGTAAATTTCCAGGCTTTAAAGATAAATCTGATCCATAAATTTTAGTTATCTTATCAAAGTCTGATTGGCTAAAAGTTCCGTCAACTCTATATAAAAATATATTTCCACTTCTGTAATATTCTCTAAAATATTGATCCTTTAAGTTCCAAAGGTTAATTCTTTCAAACCATTTATAAACAAAGTCCCTTGAGTTTTGAGTTCCACCTTCAAGATAAATATTTGAGTTTGCGAATTCAGACATGACATCTATCGCATTTCTAAAAACTGCTATGTTTGCGTACGCTTTCTGACAAAGTTCAATGGTGTCCCTAACATTAACTCCGTCAGCGCCGTAAACATATGGAAGCATTCCCCCTGATATATTAGAAAATCTGTGTTTTTTATCAGATTTATGCGCTACATTACGTCTAGAAGCAAAATCCTCTGAACCAGATTTTGTTCTACTATAGGCTGCCTGGGACTCTACATAATACGGCTCACCCGACGAAGAAGGCCCAATTAAGGGAGAATTTAAAATATCATGAAGACTATCTTCATCTTTATCAAATTTCTTCCAATAATCAGAGCGCTTAACATATTTTCTTTTGCTCATCCTTTATGGTACACAAAAGTTAAAGTAAAGTCTACTAAAAGTTAAAAGTTAACTTTGAGACTTTTAAAATTATGAAAATGTGTATATGTAATTATGTCTGACAAAAAGAAAAAAAGATGCACCGTTATTACTGAAAATGGAGAAATCGGAGGTACAGTCCTTAACGAATACGAAGAGCTTGGAGGTGCAGATGATGGAGCTTTATTCGCTGTTATCGAATTAGATAACGGCCAACTGATTACAGTAAAAATGTCTGAACTACTAGATATTTAAAGTGTAATTAAATCTTATGAGTCAACATAATACAGATCCAAACTTTAGATACCCTAATGACAATAGAGATTCTACTCCTGGAGAATTTGATTATCCGTCTCAGCAAGAAGTAGACCCAAGTGCTCAAAAAGGAGATAGAACTTATTACCCAAACGATAACGGCGGTTATTATTCAAACTCAAATCGAGACAATATTTCAACAATAGACTCAACAAACAAAAAACAACCACCAAATTCAAATTATAAAATACCATGATCTTTGCTATTTTCACATTGCTTTCAGCGTTAAGTATTTCTGTAATCGCTGCTTATTTTAGTATAATAGGACTCGCCACAATCTTCCCAGGTTCAATTGAAGCTGTAATCGCTATGGGTGCAGCCCTAGAAGTTGGAAAAATTGTTGCAGCAATCTGGCTTCACAAAAACTGGAAGTCGGCGCCAACAACTTTAAAAATTTATTTATTCTCTGCGATTGTTGTATTAATGGGAATTACAAGTATGGGGATTTTCGGCTTTTTATCAAAGTCTCATATTGAACACGAACAAAATAGTATAAAATCTCAAGCTTTAGTTGAACAAGTTGAAACAAAAATTGAAAGAGAAAACGAATACATACAAAGACAAAAAGATTTAATATCTCAAAATAAAGAAAAAAATCGAAATCTATCAGATAAAAGTTCTGAAAATATAGAACTAGAACAAAAGAAAATTTCGCAATTAACAGAGCAGCTAGAAAAAGACATAGATCTTGACAATAAAATGCTTCAACCAATTCAAGCGAGAATCAGCCAATTAAACGAAGAACTAAATGCGGTCAAAAATAAATCAGGCGGATTATTCTCCAATAAAAAGAAAGAGGTGCAACAAAAAATATCAGATCAAGCTTCAGAAAGAGAAGAATTAAGTTCAAAGAAAAAAGAAATAGAAAATAGAATTTCTAAATATAGAAATGAAACCTCAAATCTTGTGTCTGAAATAAGAAAAAGAATACAGGACTATCAAACAATAGGATTTGAAAAACCTGAAAATGTAGAATTAAAAATAGAAGAATTAAATAAAAATATCTCAGATGCATTAAATCGCATCGATGATCTTGAAAGGCAAAAATTTGACCTTGATGACGGATCAAGACAATTAGAGGCAGAAGTTGGACCAGTGAAATATGTTGCAGAACTTATCGCAGATTTTACAGGTATGGAATTTGATATAGGCAAAGCAGTAAGAATTGTAATAATTATATTGATTTTTGTATTCGACCCTCTTGCCGTATTACTTGTATTGGCCGCTCACATAAGTTTAAGTAAAAAATTCCCCAAAGCGATGCAAGACGAAGCTATAGTATTCGAGAAAATCGCTGAGCTTGAAGCTCAACAAAAGATGTTAGAAAAAGAACAAATAGACATTGAGGAGCGCAAAAAAGATATAGAACAAGAAAAAAAGATTATTGAACTACAAGAAAATCAAGTTCAAAAATATCAAGACGAAATATGCGAAAATAAAGAAACTCTTCGTAAATTAAAAATAGAATCTCAAAGAGAACTCCTTAAACAGGAAGACACTTCTACGATTTCGGCAGAGCTTGAAGAATTAATATCTCAAAAAGAAATAGCTCAAGAAGAAATTAAAGAAATAAAAATCAAGAAAAACAAATTATTAGATCGCGCCGAAGAAACAATTAAAAGCGCCAAAGAGATAAAGTCTGTATTAGGCGACCACAATAAACACAAGGAAACAATCGCAGAATTAAAATCAGAAATATGCATTAATCTTGAAGAATTTAAAAAGATAAAATCTCAAATTGAAGTATTAGAATCCGACAAGCAATGTCTCGAAACAGAAAATATAGAATTAAAAAATAGAAAAATACCTGACCCGAATGAAGACCTGAAAAACAAAATATCAAGTCTAATTGATCAAAAAAATAAACTTCTAGAAGAGAACTTGTCTATTAAAAATAAAAAAATGCTAATCACTCAAATTCACGCATTATCCAATAATATGTATGAACTAGTTGTTCCATCTGTATTAGGAGGAATTCATAAGTTCGCAAAAGAAGATAATTTCAATCAAGTTCAGATTTCCAGCTTTACTCAACTCGCACACGATCTTGATGCAGAGTGCGAAGAAAGACAGGAAGCTAAATTAAAATTAATATTTAATAACAAAATAAAAAACATGATTGACCCAAGAATGAATAATTCTGACTTCAGAAAAAACAAGCCAGAATATACTTTTTGTCCTTGACTTTCATTACATATAATGCTATAGTGCTTGTGTGAAAAAGTTAAACAAGCGCGACCTTATTAAAAAATTCGTAATCGAACCCAAGAGCCAAAAGAGAATGTTCTGGGCTCGAGAGATGAAGCTATTAAATGATTTAATGTCAATTTTTACTAATGAGGATTTTTGGCAGAAAATAAATCTACCCAAGGTTTCATCGCTAGCGATATTAAGATCTGAGTATGGATTAAATACTTTAAAAAAATTATACCTTGAGTTTAATTATAAAATTCCAGAAAAAGTAGAAATACCTCTTGGAGAAAAATCCGGAAAAGATAAATTAATCTCGAAAAAACCAAAAACAATACGACAATTCTTAGATGAGTAAAACAAAAGACATACAAACTACAGATCAAATCGCAAAATTTCTTAGTGACAAAGACAACCAAAAGTATCACTACAACTTCTGCGAATCAGAAGAATATAAAATTCCTAGCGGCAGCCTTAATCTTGACATAGCTTTAGGTGGAGGACTTCCTGGTGGCGCTCATAGATTTACAGGAATTAATGAAGGGGGCAAGACAAGCTGTGCTATGGCATTTGCTAAAAATTTCCAAAAGCACTTCGGCAAAAAAGGTATGATTATATACATAAAAAGCGAAGGAAGATTTAGCCCCGAAATGATCGAAAGGTCTGGCATTGATACTGATCCAGAAAAATTCTTTTGCTTTGACTGTAACATTTTTGAAAAGGTGTTCGAATTAGTGCGTGAACTTGTTTTTAATAATGACAATGATAAGAGGTATATGTTTATCATTGATAGCGTTGATGCGCTTTGTAGAGTAGGTGATATTGATAAACCATTTGCAGAAAGCGAACAGGTGGCGGGAGGAGCATTAATTACATCCGTCTTCTTAAAGAAGATGGTTTTGCCAATTACAAAAATGGGGCACACAATGATTTTAACAAGTCAAGTTCGTGTTGAAGTTGCAACGAACCCGTATGCCGCTAGAGGCGGGCCGAAAGTCAAACAAGCAGGAGGAAATGCAATCAAACATTACGCCAACTTTATCTTAGAATTCGAAGAGAGGTACAATTCTGATTTAATTTTTAAAAATCCAACCGCAACAAAACTAGATGAGAAAGGTGAACCGATTGGACATTACTGCAAGATTCGCTTTAGAAAAAGCGTAAATGAAAAAACAGGATCCACAGTAAGATACCCTATTAAATATGGTCAAAAAAATGGAAAGTCAGTCTGGCGGGCCAGGGAAATTCTTGACATGCTATATCTTTTTAATTTAATAGATAAAAAAGGAGCTTGGATATCCGTATCAGAAGGTTTAATAACTGAATTAAAAGACAAAGATCTAGAGATTAATGAAAAATTTCAGGGAGAGCAAAGACTTATAGATTACCTAGAAGAAAACGAAGCTCTTGCAGACTTTCTTTACGAAGACTTCAAGAATTTAACTAATGCGCTTTAAAACTTTAACAGGCGCAGTCCGCACTGTTAAGAAAGCTAAAAAGCATTTGATAGACTGGGACGGGTCAAGTAGAAGTAAAATACAATTTAATGCAAAACAATTCTTAAAAAAGTACTGGAGCAATCATATTGTATTTGAAGAGTTTCCTGTCGCAGGAACCAAACTGTCCCTCGACTTTTATAACGCTAATAAAAAAATAGCAGTTGAAGTACAAGGAAAACAACACACAAAATATGTTCCATTCTTTCATGGCAAAAATAAAATCAACTACCTTAATCAATTAAAAAGAGATAGAGATAAATTGAAATTTTGTGAATTAAATGATATACAATTAGTTGAAATATATGACGGAGACGAAGTGAATGAGAAACTTTTCGAAAGTTTTGGTGTTATTTTGTAGTTGGTGTAATATATTATATGAGCGACGACTTTATTGATCCAGAAAATTTATCGAGATTTAATTTGCCAGAAAGTATTCTTAGTCAACTATTTGAGTTCACAGGATCTAGTTCAGGGGATAGCGGCTTTATACTATCTTTCGTAAACCAAGATGGACTTCCTTCAATTATAACAAAAGCTAATTCCCCAATAGTAGAAATGGGTTTAAGAAAAGCTTTAGAGCAATATTTAGAGCAGGTTTCTGCTCAAGAAATAGAATTAAATTTACCGCCTGAGTTCGGCGACGAAGAAACCCCTTGACTTTTTAAGTTTTCTGTGATACCATGTAAGAATGGTATATTCACACGAACTAGAACAACACTTAATTGCGGGTTTAATAAAATACCCAGAAAGCTATCCACTGATAGCGGCGTTTATCAATCAAGACGATTTTTACGACAAGAACACGATCGTAAATAAAACAATCTTCTCTATCCTAAGGCATGCTTTAGAAGGAGGGGACGCCCTTGATGAAGTTATATTAACACAAAGAGTACAAGCTCTTAATATTTCATTCGAGGATAATATTAACATCGCAGATTATATTAAAGCATTATCTATGCGACAAATCTCAAAAGAGGGGGTATTAAAAGCCGCGCAAGAACTAAAGAAAATTACGGTCAGAAGGGAGATACATAATGCATCCGTAGAAGTTGCGAAGAATATGAAAAACATGTCCCCAGGAGCAACCTTTGACGATATAGTAAGTGAAGCAGATAAAATATATAACGACAAAATAAATCTTTACGAAATGGGGTCGAATAAACCTGAAAATTTATTTGACGACATGGAAGACTTTATTGAAGAAAGAGGTAATAATCCTATTGATGAATTTGGATTGATGGGACCGCACCAAAGAGTAAACGAATTATATGGATCTTTATTTAGACCTGGAAATATTACTGTTGTAGTAGCTAGAGCTGGAGTGGGAAAAACTCAGTTTTGCATGGACTTCTGCACAAAAGTTTCGGCGCTTAATAGCAATGTTCCGATTTTACACTTTGACAATGGAGAAATGAGTAAAGAAGAATTAATAATAAGACAATGCTCGGCTTTGTCAGGCGTACCCATGCACTTGCTTGAAACAGGTAGATGGAGACAAGCTGGAGATGAAGTAATAGCTAAAGTCAGAAGCACATGGGCTAAAGTAAAAGATTTTAAATTCTACTACTATAACGTAGCTGGCCACAGTATAGACAGCATGCTTAATATTATTCGCAGGTTTTATTACTCTGAAGTTGGAAGGGGCAACTCAATGCTCTTTAGTTTTGACTATATTAAAACTACATATGAAAGGCAGGGCGGGGCAAGTAGTTGGGAAACGGTCGGCAGAATGGTTGATAAATTCAAACAATTAATACAAAAAGAATTATGCTTCAATGGAAAACCTACAGTTGCAATGCTTACAAGCGTACAAAGTAACAGATTAGGTATCACTAATAATAGAAGCGCAGATAACGTGATTGACGATGAAAGTATAGTGTCTCTATCAGACCAAATAACCCAGTTTTGTTCTCACTTATTTTTATTGAGGCAAAAAACTATGGATGAAATTCAAGAAGAGCCTGAAAACTTTGGAACTCATAAATTAATATGCCTAAAGTATAGATGGTTAGGTAAAGAAGTCCACAGGGCTCTTCAGCCAGTAGAAATGCCAGACGGAAGCAAGAAAAAGAATTACATTAATCTTCATATGGAAAACTTCTCGCTAGAAGAAAGAGGTGACCTCCAAGATATGATAGAACACATGCAGTCCGCTGGAGTCGGAGCATTAATGGAACTAGGGGAAGAGGTGCCTAATCTATAATGAACCCTGAAAAAATTAAAGACTCTCTTTTACAATTAGGGTATAAACTAGCCGACCGCGGATCATATTGGCAAACAAATGCCTTATTCCGAAACGGTGACAATAAAACGGCTATTCAAATTTACAAAAATACAGGAGTATGGAAAGACCACGTTCAAGACAGCTCTTTCTCTCCATTTAAAAGGCTTGTAGAAATAACGCTTGGGACGAATGACCCTAATTCGATAAAACAATATATAGAAGAAGATGACCTCGGGTCCAATTACAATAAAGTAACATCCTCAGAAAAACTAGAAATGGAAGAAATATACCCAGAAAATTGCCTCGAAAGGCTACTACCTCATTATAAATTTTACAATGACAAAGGTATTTCAACGGAAACTTTGCAACACTTGAAATGTGGTTACGCAACAAGTGGCAAATTAAACAATAGATTTGTTTTTCCAATTTATAACGAATACAATCAAATTCATGGATTCTCCGGAAGAGATATGTATGTATCGGGAGATCGTCCGAAATGGAAGCATGTTGGTAGAAAGAAAGGTTGGATTTATCCATTGTATGTAAACGAGAAGACTCGAGATGCAATCAATGAATCGGGACAGGTTATTTTTGTAGAAAGCATAGGTGATTTATTAAACCTACATGAACACGGATATAATAATGTTCTCGTAACTTTTGGATTAGATGTATCAACAAAATTAATATGTTCAACATTATCATTAAATGTAAGTCAAATAGTCTTATCTTTAAATAATGATATTAATTCTGACAGAAATAGAGGACTAGAAGCTAGTATTAAAAATTACTTAAAATTATTAAATTACTATGATCCGGATAAAATTTACATATGCTTACCTACTGCAAAAGATTTTGGAGATATGAACGATGAACACTTTAATAAGTGGCAAAATAAACTATCATCACTAGACGCGAAAACACAGCAATCTTTTATACTAGAAAAAATAAATAAAATACATAAATTATTGCCAAAGACTTTATTAAAAAACAAAAAAATCATAAACAATGAGTGAACTAACAAAGCTTTCGGCGAGTAGAATTAAAACCGCACAAACATGTAGCTGGACTTATTGGTGCAATTATAAATTAAAACTTCCTGATTCGGGCAATGATGGATCAAGCAGGGGAACAATTTGCCACAATGTGTTCGAGCTTCTTGGAGATAAACACAAACGCGAATATAATAAAATAATAAAAGACGGAACAATCTGGAATACCGAAATAGTTGCCTCTCAAGTTAAAAAAGAAGCTGAAGAACTTGACGTAAGCGATAAAGAAAACCTTGACCTGATTGACGAAATGATTGTGAACGGATTGCGCTGTGATTTTTTTGGTGATGAAAATGAAAAACCTGCACTGGCAGAATCAGAGCGCTTTTTTGATCTAGAAATCGATAAGCCTGAACTAGGAATAAAATACGCAATTCGCGGATATATCGACAAACTATTCGTATACAAAGACAATTCGGTAATCATTCGAGATTTTAAAAGTAGTAAATCGGTATTCAAAGGAAAAGAAATAACAGACAATCTACAAAATTTAATATATTGCCTAGCAGTAAAACATTTGATGCCAGAAACAGACCCGCAGAGTGAGTTTTTATTTTTGAGATTTGACCTCGAAACAGATCTTTTGGGTAACACAGGTAAAGGTCGCTTAAAAATGGATAAAATTACTGATGAAGAACTGGAAGGATTTGAATACCAACTTACGCAATTCCAAAGTTATCTTGATAATTTTGACGAAGAGACCGCAAAAAGCAATCTTGCAGCAAAGCAAGACTATCCAAGAGACGGCACATTCGGAGGTCCACTTGCATGTGGTAAAGATGGATACAAAATGTCCCGCGGAGAACCCGTGCTTGACAAAAATGGAGAGCCAATTGTTGCATTTATTTGCCCTTTCAGGAAACCTCGAGAATACTGGGCGCTCAAAGACAAGCATGGAAATTTAAAGAAGACAGCATTTCTCGAAAATAAGCATGAATTACAGGTTGAAGATGGCGAAGAAATTGTTAAAATGAAATATGACGGCTGTCCACATTGGCAAAATAAACAAGTCTTAGATGATTTCCTCGACTAAAAATTATATCGCCGCAGGAATAGTGGCTCACATGAAGGGCTTAGCTTTACTTGGGCGACGCAGTAAAAATTGCTACAACCTATCAGGACATTGGTCTATGCCTTGCGGCATGATTGATCCAGGTGAAAATCCCGAGCAAGCAGCTCGTAGAGAATTTTTTGAAGAAACAGGGGTTAAAGCGTCAGGAGAGATAAAATTTCTAGATGATTTCATTGTAAAAGAAGACAAGTATTTCGCGCTATTCTCAATGGAGATAAATGATTTAATTTTTCCATCTAGCGAAGCTATCGATGCTATAGAACACGAGGAATGGGGCTTTTTTAAAATAGAGAAAAAATCATTACCAATGCCAATGACAAAAGAAACAAGGAATAGTATATTGAGGTTAAAATGAAATATTCTTTTGCTATAGGAATACCCACGCTCAATCGAGTAGACCTATTAAACCCGACACTTGATAAGTATTTCAAGGACTTCCCTGATGTGGATATATTTATAGTTGATAATGGCGGACAGAATATACGTTCTAGAAGTAGTAATTTCCATACCCACACTCCAGGCGAAAATTACGGAGTGGCAAGTTCATGGAACTATCTTTGCAGAACAATATTCGAAAATCATGATTACGCTCTTATATTAAATGACGATATATACCTTGGGCTTGACCAAGATTTAGTAAATGACTTTGTGAAGGGTCAGTGCATCGATTTAGTTAAATGCGAAAATCAATTTCATTTATCCTCCTTTGTTTTGTCAAAGAAATGTTTTGATGACTTTCAGTTTGATGAAAAATTTTACCCCGCCTATTTTGAAGATCGAGATTTTATGCGAAGACTGTTTTTGTCAAACAGGCAAGTAATGGAAAGCGCCTTCTTAAATCCAGAAATTTTTATCAACAGTGCAACAATATCAAAAGATGGAGGAAACCCAGAAATAAATAAAAACTTTAAAAATTTAGCTCAACTTTATATCAACAAATGGGGAGGTCCTCCAGGATTAGAAACTTTCAACACTCCATTCAATAAATGACTTTATGAAAATCTTAATCGGCTGCCTGCACTTTTCTAACTTTGGAGGATCAGAAATATATGTTTTTGAGATATCAAGAGCCTTGCAAGATATTGGGATTGAGGTTGTTATTGCCGCGCAAAATATAGGAGTAAACATGGCCCACAAAGCTGTGTTGCACGGAATTAATTGTGTTAGCCTATCTAATATAGCAGATATTGATTTTGATTTAATATTTTCCAACCATCATGAACCCACTAAGTTTTTACTAAACAAATACCCAAATACCCCTTTTATCTGCGGAATACATTCAGAAATAATCAAAGAAGAAGAGCCTGTAATTCACCCAAATATTAAAAAATATATAGCAATCAGACCTCAAATAAAAACATCGCTAATAAACCATTTTAACATTAGTGAAAATAAAATTGAATTGATATACAATCCGTTCGACACATCTCGTTTTAATAAGCAAAACAATTCTCGAAATTCAGATATTGATATATTATTTGTTGGAAACAATAATTACTTAAGAAACGGAGTTGTGCAGGATTTAATTCAAGAATCGCGCTCCAAGCAACAAAATCTAACTTTATTGGGCTCTGGTTTTCAGTGTTATAAAAACATAGATCATGTCAATGTAATTGATCCACTGTGGAATACAGAACAATACATTCAAAGATGTAAATATACTGCTGGAATCATGCTTGGTCGCTCCACTATAGAGGGATGGTTATGTGGAAAGTCTGGATGGATATACGATGTCAATAATCGCGGACAAATTATATCAAAAGAACTATTCCATCCTCCAAAAAACCTAAACATTTTTGACTCTAATTATGTTGCCGAACGAATACTTTCAACTGCATATAATTATTTATAGAGAATGAATAGAGAAGGAGGAAATTTTTCAGTAACTTATAATGGTGCAAATATAATCCCAGATAGCACTATGAATTGGGGAGACTTGGTTCCGTTTGAAATATTAAGCTTTTTCTCAAAAAGTAAAAAATTAAAACAAGACGATGTTTTTAGCGTAAAATATCCAAATAAAAATTACAAGATATATTCAACAGGAAGTGTTATGCTTTTTACTAAGCCTCACAGTATAGTATGGGGAACCGGCTGTATAGAACCGAATAGCATTGGCCAAGCTCCCGCAAAAATATACGCAGTAAGAGGGCCGTTAACTCGACAGCAATTAATAAAAAAAAATATTTTTTGCCCTGAGGTTTATGGAGATCCTGCATTATTATATCCTGAAATTTATAATCCTAAAATTAAAAAAAGATATGAATACGGAATCATACCTCATTATATAGAATATTTTACTCCGCACCACAATGAAATCATCAAAAGAATTGAAGATTTAGGGATTAAAATTATCGATATCTGCTCGGGTAATAAAGAATTTATAAATCAATTATTAGAAGTTGAAAAAGTAGTTTCGTCTAGCTTGCACGGCTTAATTGCTGCAGACGCTTATAATATACCTAATAGCAAAGTAAATATCTCAAATAGATTATTTGGAGGTCAGTTTAAATTCAATGACTATTATTTGTCCACAGAAAGATCGATAGACCTAGGCTTGCAGTTAACAAAAGAAACATCCCTTAATGAAATTCAAAAATTAAAATTTAACACAAAAATAAAAATTGATTTAGAAAAACTGCTTGCGCACGCCCCCTGGAAAGACCCTTTAACCCAAAACATATTTTACTAACATGAATCTGCAAGAATTTTATTTGCGAGAATCGCTAAAAGAACAATCAAAGCTAAATTATTCTTATAAAACAGATCACTTGTCTGGATTTAATTACATTAACGATATCAAACTTCCACTAACATTTCCAAGAAGAATATTAGATTTCATATCTACAATAAAAAAAACAAAAAAAACAGACTATTGCTTTATCGGAACTATTACGCAGAAAAGAAATTGGGTTAAGGATTATAATAAAAATTCAATCATTATTCCATCGAATAGAGGTAGGGACAATTCTAAAAAATTTAATCTTGATAAAAAATACTATGAAACTCTATGTCAATCCAAGTTTTGCTTGAGTCCAACGGGAGACTGCAACTGGTCGTATAGATTCTTTGAAGCGATTATGTGTCACTCTATACCTATACTTGAAGATAATAGCTTGGATGTATTCAAAGACGATTATATATATTTCTACAATAATCAAACTCATACATATACAGAAAAAGCGGCATGCTATAACTATCAAAAATTTTTATCCTCAAAGCATTTTCTATCAAATGTATCTATTTAATCCTTAAACTATAATTCTCCTCTTTTTTTGTTAATATCATACAATGAAAAAAATCATAGTAACAGGCGTAACCGGTCAAGACGGCAGTCACATGGTAGACTATCTATTAAAGAATACGGACCATATAATATATGGAACCGCTCGAAGATTGAGTGTGAAAAATCACGAGAATATCTTGCATTTAGAAAACGAACCTAGGTTCAAACTTATCAACATGGACCTAAATGATGCTCACAGTATGCGTGATGTAGTAATCGATCTGCAACCCGACTACTTTATTAATTTTGCAGCTCAATCTTTTGTCGCAGGTAGTTGGGATTATCCTATTCAAACATGGGATACAGATGCAGATGCAGTTCTTCATATACTTGAGTCAATCCGAAGATTCGCACCAAACTGTAAGTTCTATAATGCTGGATCAAGTGAAGAATTTGGGGATGTAATTTACAGCCCTCAAGACGAAAAGCATCCTCTTAGACCTCAAAGTCCATATGGCGCAGCGAAATGTGGAGCCAGACACTTGGTAAGAGTATACAGAGAATCATATAATTTATATGCAGTGCAAGGTTGGCTTTTTAATCACGAGGGATCTCGAAGAGGCTTAGATTTTGTAACGCGAAAAATTAGTAACACCGTTGCCAGAATCAAATTAGCAATCGAAAATAAAAAACCAATTCCAGTTTTAAAATTGGGGAACCTAGAAGCAAAAAGAGATTGGAGCGATGCCGAAGATTTCATGGAAGGTGTTTGGTTAATGTTAAACCAAGAAACACCCAAGAATTATGTCTTGGGTAGTGGCGAAATGCATACAGTAAGAGAATTCTTAAATGAAACTCTTAAATATGCAAATATTAATTTTACATCCTCTGGATCAGAAGATAACGAAAAGTATCATACTTTAGATGGAGAACTAATTTTCGAAGTTGATCCTAAATTTTATCGACCTGCAGAAGTTCACGAATTGTGTGGAGATTGCAGTCTTGCAGAAAATGAAATGGGATGGACGCGAAAAACCGACTTTCAAGGACTTGTTCGCAAGATGTATCAAAATGATTATATGCAATTAAGCAGATGAAAGAAAAGAAAATTTTTGTAGCAGGCCATAATGGAATGGTCGGCTCAGCCGTTCTTGAACATTTAACTAAAAATGGTTATAAAAATTTATTAACAAAAACTCGCAGGCAACTTGACCTAACGAAACAAAAAGATGTAGAGTCTTTTTTCTGCCGTGAAAGACCTGATGCAGTTATTATCTGCGCTGCAAAAGTTGGAGGTATTCTTGCCAATAACACATATCGCGCAGACTTTATATATGAAAATTTACAAATAGCAAGCAACATTATACATTCCTCCCACAAGCTTAATGTGCAAAAGTTAATTAATTTAGGTAGTTCATGTATTTATCCTAAAGATGCAGATATACCAATTGTTGAAGAAAGTTTATTGACTGGCGTGCTAGAAAAAACAAATGAACCATATGCAATTGCAAAAATAGCAGCAATTAAATTATGTGAAAGTTATTATGAGCAATATGATAGAAATTTTTATTCAATTATGCCATGCAATATGTATGGGCCGCGAGATAACTTTGATCTAAAAAGCTCGCATGTTTTACCGGCTCTCATTAGAAAAGTACATGAAGCCAAAGAAAATGGCGCGAAAACGATTGAAGTTTGGGGCTCAGGGAAACCGTTGCGGGAATTTTTATATGTCGATGATTTGGCAGAAATGTCGACGCGTTGTCTAGAGTCTGTCGATGCAATCGACGTATACGAACAAGGAATCTCTCACCTTAATTGCGGATCTGAAGATGAAGTCTCTATTCTTGAATTAACAAATATAATACAAGATGTCGTCGGCTATACTGGCGAGATTGTTTTCGACAGCTCAAAGCCTGATGGCACTTACCGAAAAAAAATGAACAATAGTCGAATGATTAGCATGGGATGCACGCCAAAACATACATTAAAAGAAGGATTAGAAAAAACATACAAATGGTACTTAGAAAATAAACAAAAATTTGTGTAATAAATAGCTATGGAAAACGAATCAAATTCTGCAAAACGTCCCGGACCGAAAAGTTCGGCTCAAACTCCAGCGAAAAAATCCGAGCAAAAAAAGGGTTCAAGTAAAAACAAGCCAGGTAGTGCTGGCGAAAAAGGAAGCAAAATTACTTTTTCTGATCGCGTGCTTGAGTCGCTCAAGATGAAAGTGAAAGAGCATAACTCAAAATCTAGCAAAAAAGTTACTTTATCTCAGCTCAAAAAAATATATAGACGTGGTGCAGGGGCATTTTCCTCAAGCCACAGACCTGGCAAAAGCAGGGGTCAGTGGGCAATGGCTAGAGTTAATATGTTTCTTAAAATGGTTCGTGGCGGAAAAGTAAAAGATAGCTACAGAAAAGCAGATCAAGATGTAGCAAAAGCTTCTGCGGCAGTTATGATTGATGATGGAGTCCGTGATGATGTTAATCTCTTTACAGAAGAAGATTTTATCGCTGCAAAATTAGATATTCATAATTACCAACTTCAAGAAGATCCAGAATTTACAGGTGAAATGTGGAGCACAATATTTATTGATGTGGACGAACTTGGTTTTGAAGAGTATATCGATGAAGAAAGCTGGGCGGCAGAAGCCAATAAAGGTAAAAAATTAAACAAGCCATTTCGCACTCCGGGTGGACCTAAAAAGTTTTCTGTTTATGTTAAAAACGAAAAAGGAAATGTTGTTAAAGTAAACTTTGGCGATCCAAATATGGAGATTAAGCGTGATGATCCAGGTCGCCGCAAGAATTTTAGAGCTCGCCATAATTGCGCAAATCCAGGGCCAAAAACAAAAGCCAGATATTGGAGTTGCAAAATGTGGAGCAAAAAAAGCGTCACAAAGATGACGAAAGGTGAAGAAGTTAAATCAGAGGATGAATCAGAAGCTGGCCTTTGGGATAACATTCGCAAAAAGAAAAAGCGCATGGGTAAAAATTACAAGCCTGCGAAGCCAGGCAGCAAAGATCGCCCAAGTAAAAAAGCTTGGAAAAAAGCTCAATCTGCAGACGAAGAAAAAGATTTTAAACCTCATATGATGTATGACCCAAAAACAGGAAAAGGTGTTAAAGCAAAAACATACAAAGATCATCTAGCATTAAAAGAAAAAGGTTATACTCACAAAAAACCTGCCGAAGGCGGGCATCACGAAAAAAAATAACTATTGGACTTAATTAAGGTTAACGACAGGGTAGTTTTAATACTATCTCATTTTTGGACCCCAATTAATATAACAACTGCAAAAGAAGGTATAAGAAAGCTTATATCTTGCGGCTCTATATCTAGAAAAGATAAATCTGTAAAATGTTTATCTCAATCAGGGGAGCCTTTAAATTGGGAAGAATGGATAAATCCTCAACGCGCAACATATTATGAACATCAACCCTTCTTAACTTCTTCTAATAAATTATATCCTGTACCAACAATATTATTAACAACATCTAAATGGGTATATCAAACAAAACAAAAACCAAATTTAAGATATTTATATAAAAGATATAAAGGAAGATGTCAAATATGTGGAGATAAATTTGATATGAAAGATATGACGATTGAACATATCTACCCAAAAAGTAAAGGTGGCACAAAAGAGAGTCATAATGTCACGCTAACATGTCAACCGTGCAACTGCAAGAAAGCCGCGATTTATCCATATAAAAATTATAAAGGCGAAGACCTAGGCCCTTCAAATCCGTATCCTTTCTTTCATGCCTTTCAAAATTGCCGCCCTGAATGGAGACCTTTTTTGTTTAAAAATTAATTGGCACACTGTTTGCAAATTAAAGTTAAATTTTAATCTCAACCAAAGGAAACAATATGTCATTCTATTTTAAAAACAATCACAACAAACAAAGCACGCTTGATAGTTTATTCTCTGAATTATTATCTTTCGATTCATATGATGAGCTTCCAGCTCCTTCTAATATTATATCTAATGATGAAAGCATAGAAATTCATCTACAGGCTCCAGGAATACCAAAAGATAAAATTCAAATTGATTTTCAAGGTAATCTACTAAAGGTGTCTCACGAACCACAAGAAGAAAAAGATAAACCTTCATATATCCAACAACAAATATTTAATGATGGATTTAAAAACTCATTTAAAATGCAAACTGATGTTGATGAAAAAAATATATCTGCCACAATGGACAATGGTATATTAAAAATAAAAATTCCTCTCAAAAAAGAAAAAACAAAAAGCAGAATAAAAATAACTTGACATTTACATGAAAATAAGTTATTATCTACAGTTTTAAAATTATGAAAACAAAAATACTAACAGTAGCCGCGCTTTCAGCGGTATTTCTTATCAACGCAGCTTTCGCAGCAACAGGCTCTCTATCCCTGGGTTATGGCTCAGATTTCTTTCGAAGAGGTTCGCTTCTATCAAAAGATTCATTTCAAGCAGGAGCTTCCTATTCCACAGAGATTCAGGGACTTACTGCGAGCACAAACGTTCAGACGGCACACGGCAATGAAAACCTAGAAGATGCATACATCATCTCTGGCGGGCTAGCCAAGAAAATTGGTTCCATGTTAACCGTGTATGGAGGACTTGAGCACGCGGAGTCTCTCGGAGGAGCAAGTGAACTTGATGCAGTAATCGCGGTATCCATTGATACATTTTTGTCGCCCTCTATTTCGGCCGCAAGAAATGTAGATGAAGATTTGTATACATTTGAGCTTAATGTATCTCATGATTTAGACTTAAAGTTTGCGACTTTATCAATCAATGGTTCTGTAGGTAATACTGACACCCGATCTGTAGATAATGTAGATTACTATTCTATTGGGCTAGGTTTATCAAAAGAACTTCAAAAGGGTTTAACTCTTTCTGTTAATGGGGACTTCGTAGATTCTTCGTTAATTGAAGATGATTTTTTAATTGGAGCGTCTCTAACCGCTTCGTTTTAATATAATAGTTATAGTCAATCACACTTGCCGCTCCAGAAATGGGGCGGCTTTTTT